CGAGGGCTTTCACTTCAAACAGGCACGACTTCCATCCCGGAGGCCTTAGCAACAAGGAAAAAAAGATGTTTGAGGGGAAGCTTGGAGAAAAGGCGATTAAGTTGCTTCTGATCGATAATCACATTAGCTTTATTGAGGACACTTCATCATACGATGAACGAGATGAGTTTGACTTTTTGCTTGTGAATGAAAACGAACGACTAAAAGTAGATGTGAAAACTCGTACAGAGGATTATCATATACGTACTTTAGAAATGGTTGAACAGGCAAAAACTCACCCAAAAGACATCTATATTTCTGTCAGATTGTTTCGTGAGAGCAACACGGTTGTCATTCTTGGCTGGTTTTCTTATAAAGACATGCTGAGGAAAGGACGAATAGAGAATCAAGGATATCTTGATAACTATGTCATGTATGACAGTGACCTTCGTCCAATACTCGACTTAGAAAAATATGTCCTAACTCGATTCAAAAAGGAGAAGTGAGCGATCACTTCTCCTTTCTAAACACTAAGATATACTGATGAATTTGATTAGCAACGAAACTGAAGGGATAACCATACGGGTATAGTTTGGTGGATTCATCAGCCCATATTTTCATTCCTTTGTAATATAAATTCGGTATCTTGTTCAGTTCATTAACAACCTCTGCATGCAGCAGGTTTGGCTCCTTCTTACTTGGCTGTAGGTCCTTGATAAAGAGCACTACATAACCACGAAACTTGATGTAAGGAAGAGCTAATTCCACTGACTCTCGGAGCTTAGACAAGAACAGAGGTCTCTCCATGTTACCGAGATCCTTCTCTGAATTAGAAAAAGGAGTTGCTGCCTTTCCATAAACGTAAATGTCTGCGCCAGTTTTTTCTTTGCTCATCATGTTTGAATACGGCGGATCAAACAGAAGAAGGCTAATATTCTTCCCCGATGTCAACGACGCCATTTTTGCTTCATCTCGAAGTATTGATAAACAATCACCGCACTCTGTAATGAAGTCTTTCAAACCGAGTTCCAATGCAGCCGCATGATAGGCTTTAATGTAGTCTTGATTCAGATCAATTCCAGCAGCGGTTCTATGACATAGTGCAGCACCAAGAAGTGTGCCGCCCACGCCCATAAAGGTATCAAAGACAAGTTCGTCCTCTTTTGTGAAAAACTGAATCAAGTCACGCATGAGTTGGGGCGGTTTAGGGGTAGGATGTATTTTCCTTATGTGATGAGCGTATGCCTCTTTCCCGTTGGTCGGATAATGCGTTGAGAAAACGGAGTTAATAAAAAACGTCCACTCTCTTCCCGTTAAATCGTTAAGGTGGTTATCGAGATGGTATTTCCGACCGTCAGGTAAGATTATTCCTTTTTTGCTGTTACCATACACACGTGCGGTTGTGATGTTGTCTGCAACCCATGAAGGGAGAGTACTTATGTCATAGTCTGGATGTGCTGAAAGGAAAGGCTCAGATTCCTCATATAGCTTATTCTTTACAGCATCAAGGTCATCTGTTCGCATTTTGGCTCCTCCCACTCGTAGTTTGTAATCAACACCTCAACTGTTTTGGTCCCTCGGTCCTTAAAGTGATAGCTACAATTTGCGTAAGTCTTGTCTATATATAAAACGTTGTACTTTTTGCTCCACTCTATTAGCACATCGTTTGTTTGGCCTTTGTGGGCGAAAACATTGGAAAGTGCAAAGAGGACGCCTTGCTCATTTAGTTTGTCTAATAGAGATAGAAGATCTGCGTCTTCTGTCTCTGTCCAATCTTTAAAACCACGCTTCCCGTCATTATAGGAACCTGTCGTGATTAGGTACGGGGGGTCGCAATAAACTACATCGCCCGTGGATAAATGAGAGAAATCGAAGTCACGAAAATCTCCTGTCGAAAGAATAATGTTCTTTTTGTGTAGCGCATTACAAAACAGGATTAGGTTTCGTTCTATCGACTCATTAAAAGAGCTCCGTTCTTTGCCAAATGGTGTATTAAATTCGTGTTTGCTATTAAACCGGATTTGATGGTTAAAGGAGTAGCATGTCAAAACAAACAGATCTAACAAAGATCTTGATCTGTTGTATTCGGCTCTTAAAGCGTTATAGCCGTCAGCATTTGTCTGAGAAAGACCATATAAAGCAATTCGGTCTTTTATTGACTCCAATAACACTTCTGTGGGGGTATCTTGAAACAACCTATACAGCTCTATCAAATAAGTGATTTGATCGTTTGCATAGATGTTAGTTGCTTGAACGTTTATTCCAACATTTAGCCCACCAGCAAAAAGATCAACGAAGTTATTCATCTTTGATGGAAAGCTCGGAATAATGTGCTCAAGTATTTTGTATTTTCCGCCCGTATAATTCATTGGGCTCTTGATGTATTCAGGCATTGTTACACCTCTTTCTGGATATAGACCAGCATTTCTTTGAGCTCTTCTGTTCTGGTGACAATGCTTTTACTTTTGAATCGCCGGTATGGTATGTAATTAACCTCGAATGTAGATACGACACCGTGTTTTTTCATTGTTTCTTCGATCTCATCTAAGGTCATTATTCCATCGGTATTGTAACTCAAGATAATGTGTTTGAAATTTGCATTTTCAAGCAAGGCATCAAATGCACTGACAACAGTTTTCTTTGAGCAGAAATCGGAACGCTGAAGCTCGTATGGTCTTTGCCCGGTAACACCACGCAATGTGGGAAAATCATATTTTGCAGCTGTTTCCAAGACATGATAGTTAGGAAGATACTGCCTTTCGTTGTAGGGCGGATCAATATAAAGGATGTCACCAGAAATGTGCTGTAATAACTTTGCCCCATCTTCGTTGTATGACCGGTTGCTTAAGCCGTTATTAACGACAGGTAGATCGATTAATACAAAGAGCTTATTTGATCTGACGTCCCATGTTTTGTTAAATGCCCCATAAGTACCGGCTATATTAGATACAAAAGGCACTCCTTCGACGACACATGCAACAAGATAGAAATACTCATCGTTAGATAGGAAACCGGAGTTGTTCCAATCTTCTATCGTGTTACGAGCAAAATCTATTCTCAAAGCATTAGAATCTGTTACATACATTCGTCCGCCGGTCGGAGCATAATTGTTTTGAAAGAATCGCCTTTCAATAGGCAAGGACTCCATGCTTTCTGTGCTCATCTCATTAAAATATGAAATGGGATCAAGTATGCCAAGAGCCTGCGTAAGCCGTTCAAAAGTTGGCTTGCTGGGATTCTCAATAGTTGCCCTCTGCAGACAATAGGAGAAGTACAGAAGATCGTTTGAATACACTTCGTACCATTGTTTGAAAAACCTTGCTACTGAAGCTGTGCCTGAAAAGATATCACAGAAGGAATAAGCTCCCGCAGCATGCCTATCTACTACCTCTTTAATATTCTCTAACAGTTGAGTCTTATTTCCAATAAATCGCATTTTTCACTTTTCCTCCGGGTCGTTATTTAGCCTCAGTATTAGCTCCTTGTTCTTGGTGTCAAGGTAAACATCAAATCTACTGACACCCTTCTCAGCACCAAGATTAGCTAAAATGGCTTTTGGGAGTCTAATCCTCATATCCTGTTGGAGAACGTATGTATCCAAATAAATAATAGTGTTATCCATTGTTGGCCTCCTTTTAGTCTGATTGCAGACTGATTATAGCACAAAAGCAGTCTAAAATCAAGTGCCCATAGAGAACGTGATGCAAACAATTATTGAACAAACACTTTTTAATTATTCCACACTTTTTAATTATTCCTCCGGCAGCCGTTTTTGAGGGGTAAGTTTCAAAGGCCACAGAACCGGCCAGCAACAATCGAATAAACAGAAAAGGGCTTCCGAAGCTCTGCTGATAAACACAGCGGAACCTCGAAAGCCCTTTATTTCAAGCCTTTTTCAGCACTTATGTGCCGGAGAAGGCTTTTTCTGTTTGTATCAAAGACAGCGTCTTTATAGATCTAGCTTGCGTCTCTGGATCGCTGTTGATTTACACTTTTGTTGTAGCCTCCATCCGACTACCGGTTCCAGCTAGGTAAAAGATAGGGTGCAAATCCACAACAAAAGAAACCCCCAGCGCCTTAAGAGCTTGATT